GCCCGGAAGGGCAGTCTGGGTGCTAAACGTCAAATGTCATGGACACTCAACGCAGCACCCGTTGTACAGTCCTGGAGAGGCATGATGCCTTACCCTGGATCTATGCAACGCTTAAGAACCTTTAACACTGGTACATCGGCCTATGATAAAGACAATAACACGTCTTCTATGACCGATTGGGTCCTCGTTGGGGGACCCGGCTACGACTCGTTTGAAAAACTGCGTGATCGTGGTGTATTAGTGAATAACCCGATGAGTTTGGAAAAGATCCGATCCCAATCCTGGAGAGGATTCGTCACGTGTTATGTGAACCGCACAAAAAATGGTTCGCCTCTCACGCCCCAAACTTTTGTAACCAGCATTCTTACTCAACCATGGGTAACCATGGGTGTAGGTGAGAATGTTTGGAGGCTTAATACCGCCTCCATACTCAACGGTTACTTGGATGAGTTAACTGATATGAGTGATACGGACATAGCTATGGCCGTCACTGATGTCAGCGCTCGTCTATCGCGTGGTATAGCTGCCGTTTGGGTTACGCTCGCTGAGAGCTCGAAAACTCTCAAGATGCTCGCCCGCGGCGTTCGCGCTTTGAGGACCCCTGTCTTGCAAGCTATGCGGATAGTTGGTACTAATATCCGTAAACTAGCAAGATCCCCGAAGGATCGGGAAGAGGTCATTCAGATTTCATCCAAGCTCTGGATGGAGGCGCGTTACGGCTATCGGCCTATGGTTTATGACGCCATGGCGTTATATGATGCCTCTATCCGCGTGAAACAGGCGGGTGGACGCTTGACCAAGGTCAAGATTGTAGGGAATGAGGAGTCTACCATCGTAAAGAAATGGACAGACCTCTCATGTGGTTATTGTCGAGCCCAGCTGGACTTCGACTTGTCTATCCAGAAGTATGTTAAAACTGGACAGACTGCTGACTTTAATGCTCTCCTTACTGGCCCTATCCGGGTTTTCGGGATTGCTGATATCAGCACCACAGCATGGGAATTACTTCCCTTTTCGTGGGTCGTGGACAAGTTTATCAACGTCACCGATGTTCTGGGTGCGTGTCAAACTAGCCTCATGGTTGATGAGAGAATCGGTTGGACCTCAAAAGTCTCGCTGGCCTCCATTAAGAACATGCGGGTGAATGTGACGCGCGAAAGTCACTACCAGACTACCACGAAGATTACATCCACGTGGGCAGGTCATGACCTTCCCGATAGTCAGGGCAAGACACAACTCGAGTACCGGGTAAGTTCCCGCTCGGAAGTTGTAGATTTCCGCCCTATTCTCGGATGGGAAGACAAGCTCAAACTGGCTGAGCTCATCGACTTGATGGCACTGTTTAAGGTGCTGTTTCGTGGTGGGCGCCAATAGACCGATTCCGGGTTGGAGTCGGAACTTCCATGTAACCCGCCTTTAAGGCAAAGCAGGAATTTATGGCTATCACCATTGTGCATGATGCACAAAACTACGTCTTCAATCTTGATTCGACGCGCCTTAACGCCGTTGATTTTCGAGAGGCCGGTTCTACTTTGGCCGCCCCGAAGACGATGAGTCTCCGACGGGTTTATCCCAAACGAGCCGGTGATTACATCGGTAACGCTCGCAATTACATCAAATTGTCGTACGGCGTCACTACTGAAGATGAGTTAACACCCATCATCGCAGAAGTGTCGTTTAGTCGACGTGCTGATGTGTCGGCGGAAGATTTCGCCATTGCACGCGGTATCGTTGCTGAGGCGATCAAGGACTCTGAGTTGGATTCGTTCTTCTCAACCCTTGGTTTGCCCTCGTGATCATCGCCCAGGTGTTGCATTCCCGTGTTGTATTTAGGGTTGCTCTCCTGTTTGTTCTTTACTCCTCCGTTGTTGTCGCTGGAGGGGTTCTCGTCACAGTACACTACGTGGAGAAATTCCATGCAATGCTTGTTACAAGAATTGACCTCTACACCCAGCCGCAAAGCTGGGACTTCGACATCCCGGACGCAGCCAAGGAAAAGGGTACCTCTAAGCGACCAAGAAATTAAGTCGCTGAAAGTACACGTGAGCTATCGTAAGATGCTCAGGTTGTTGATTCAAGGCTTGTTTCCGACGGATCCCTTGTCGGTGAAGGGGGATAACATCCCCGGCTTCATACAAGCTTACGATAAGGCCGCAAGCGACCTTAGATTTGGTACAGATGTTTGGGAATACTATCGTCACAACCAGGTGGCCGCTCTCCTGAAGAAACTTGAGGGCGTTCCATTCCGGGGTTACGATCCCGCAAACACGGCCATAGAAGGTTGGCTACGGTCTGAGGAGTTATGTGAGCAAAACAATCGTGCCTTTTGGGAACTAAAGCAGTATCCCTTGACACTAGCTCATACACCCCTTGCCAAAGCCGTTGGCTCTTGTAGGGCTGAAATCCAGGAACTTTTGGGTTTTGAACCTCCTGCGCCAGAAGAATGGCTTGGTTATTGTAAATTCGGACCCGGTGTTTCTCTCTCCACAAAAGGAGACATGCTTGATCCCATTTTGAAGACGGTCAACCCGTCCTCTTTAGAGTCAGCTCGAGGGCTCACCGCCCTACTTTACGAGCATACGCTCTTGGGACATGCCGTTTACACGGCTGTGACAGGTTCGAAAAACATTCCTGCAAAGGAAGAACTTGTCAAGACATGCATGGAGTACACTGAGTTTGTGAATCATGCCAAACTCACTACTGTACCGAAAAACTATGCAACGGACCGTTGTATAGAAATCGGAGCGAGCTTGGCCACGTGGTTGCAGCAAGGTGTGGATGGTGCCGTAAGGCGTCGCCTCAAATCGAGTTGGGGGCTTGATCTAGAAAATCAAGAACCTAATCGTCGTTTATGCCGCCTGGGTAGTATTTCAGGTGACTTCTCGACAATCGATATGACTTCTGCCAGCGACAGGATATCGCTTGGCGTTGTCGTTTCCTTGTTTCCTCCTGCTTGGTCCAAGTTGCTCTATTCCTTGACTAATCGTTTCACGATCTTGCCAACCGGCGTAGGTCGTGAGAGTGACGTCAAGAGGCTGGAGAAGTTTTCAGCCATGGGCAACGCTCTGACATTCTCCATTCAAACAGCTATCTTCGGCGCTGTAGTACGCTCGGTTTTACGTGAGCACAACGTCGAAGCTGAATGGAGAGTTTATGGAGATGACATCATTGTGCCCACTAAGGTTTTTGACGAAGTGGTGCACTCGCTTGAGACTCTTGGCTTTGAGATAAATAAAGCTAAGAGCTACTCAACCGGTTCATTCCGGGAAAGCTGTGGTGTCGATTACCTCCAAGGTACTAATGTTCGAGGCTTCTACATAAAGAAACCTATTGACAACGTGGCAGACGTGTATAAGTATCTTAACTTGATCACTTATCACACGGCAGGATGTCCCAGGCGAGTTAGGGCTTTTGGGCCCCTCTACGCCTACCTTAAAGGGACTTTACCGGAGATCCATCGGGTCTTCGGTCCACCGAGTCGGGCACTCGATTGTTACATCTGGGCACCCCAGCTCAGAGCCAGTCGTGACATGCCTAAAGAGATACTTCTAAAAGCGCGTCCTACTGAGGATTTACCTCCTTATTGGGCGTACTTGAGAGCTCTCTTAACAGGTGAGAGCGGGGATTCTTCTATACGCGGGATGCGTCAGAAGGATCGTCGCACCACTAGTGCGGGAACCCATCCCTGGGAACTCGCGAGCGTGGTGACCTCGCACTCTCGGCCTTCCCTAGCTGGGCGGGTCGAAAAGTGGGTTTACAGCCAAGACACGAAGTCTTTGGGGAGCCTCGTGCTCCCAGAGGTAAGTATCAATCCTTTCCTCGTTTGAGCTGTAGATAGCCGGCCATAGCGG